GGCTTCCTGTAGAGCAGATAAAATATCACCGGAAACCTGCCCTGCGGACGTTGAAAGGTTCTCAAAGGCTATAGTTGTTGATTCGATTTCTATAGCCGTTTTAGCCGCAAAGCCAGCCGCCGCAACAATGGACGTGCCGATAGCAACCATAGCTTTGCCGGCAACATTAGCCACTTTTTCAAGGTCGGCTAATTGTTTTTCCAGTACCTTAACCTGGTCGGCGGCTTCTTTTGCGCTAACTCCACTCTTTTCGAGCTCTGCACGTACTTGCTCTGAGCCTTCAATTAAGATTTTCCCTACTATCTCGAATGCTAACATAGTTCTTCCTGTATCGTTTTAATATAGATTCTGTTTTTTCTTTGATTTCGGCTTTTGTTTTGGGTGGTGGCTTGGGTTTGCCCAGCCCTATACGGTCAAGATAATCGCCAAAGGTTTCCCCTTGCTGTCCTGCGCCTTGTAAATACCACGTGAGAGCCTGACGTTTATCAAGCTCTCTATTCGCTTTGTTGATAACCGAAACTATTTGCCGGTATCTTTTGTATCCGAGGGAGCGGATGTATTCGTCCCCCCATCCGTAGCGGGCGGAGATTGCATCGAAGTCTTCCCAGATGCCTGGTGTTTTGGTAGAAGCGTAGTGTATTTCAAGGCTTTGCCGAAAAAATCCTTGAATTCCTGACAAGATATTAATTGGTCTAAAACATCTATCAGGAAGACAGGGGGCATGTTATCGAATTCATCCACCGTCATACCGCACAGGTCGGCTAACCAGCCCTTTATTTCCTCTCTGGCATTAGCTATTCCCGTAAGCAGTGTTTTGCCCACATTTACGCTTAGGGCTTCGCCTGTGGCATCTCCTGCAGTTTCCCTGATATTGGCTATAACCTTTCCCAATATTTCAACCATCGGGAAGACATCATCTACTTTTAATGGCCTGATTTTAATCTCTCCCATATTAGCTTCCTTCCGGTATGGGGATAATCTTCCATGGCTCTACATCCGGTGTGGATGGGTCAAAATGAGCGGTGAAAGTTACATTTAACAGGGCTTCTTTTCTGTCTCCGGGGAAAGATACCGGCTCGACCGATGTTGCCAGTACATTATAAAGAATGAGGATGCAATCACTGCCGGCTGAGTTCTCGGCAACCAACGCCACATTATCAAGGTAGGAAGCCACGACGACCTCGCCACCGACAATGTTTCCGCCCATGTCCTCAACAGCTCCGGCAATGACTGTCTTCAAGTTATCAACAGTAATCTCCATGAGCTGTACTTGAAGGGTTGGGGTAACTGTGTCTCTTTTAGTCAGTCCCATAACCGGTCCCATTGTTCCGGCTACCTCGATATTTCTCATAACCCTGCCGAGGTTGAATGTTGCGTCTCCCCGTGTTGCGCCGACCGGAGTGCCTGTCCCGTAGTCTTCATCGAAGTTGATAAAAACTTCGCCCGGGCCAAAAATAAACTTACTTTCCGATGTTGCTGTTAATCCAGTTTTCATTTGTTATTCCTCCATAAAATATTTTTAAATTAAAAAACCCCTGTTACGGGGCTGCTCAATAACCTTATTTATCTATGTCTCATGATGTATCCCTCTCTATCACGTCACGCAGTTCAGCGGATTTAAATAGCCTTAGATTAAACTGTATGACGTAATGCCATATTCCGGGTTCGTCCGGTATAAAACCATCTGAGAAAAACCACGATTGACAATTGAGTATTTCGCTAGTATGAATGTTCTTATACTGCAAAAGCTTATAAATAATTGACTTTATTCCGAGGGCTTCAGCCGCTGTCTTTCCCCAGATATGAACGATAAGCAAGCCGGTATCCATGGGGAATTCGGACTGATTAAACGTTATCTGGTTAACTATATAGGGCTTAGGTGTGTCGGGTGGTGCGTCAACAGGATATACCCTGTAACCAACGGATTCGATTTCTTCTATAAACAAGTCATTCAGATAGGTTAACAATGATTCTGTCGTTTCCATTTACTACTCCATTGGATTGGTAAAGATCCTTGCTATCTTGGGCATAGAATTTTCAAAGGCTGGTCTTAACCACGGTCTTGGTTTTATCTTGGAAGTGCCGTATTCCAAACTTCTCCCTATCTTGCCGATTTGTTTCCCTGAGACCCTAGATACGGCGTTTTCGGGAATCCCGACCTGCCCCTCTCTTCCGTTATTAATCACCTGGATAGATATATGCTCTACAAGTTCTCCGGTATCAATAGCGGGCGGTTCGCCAGGGGCTGATGCCTGATGCGGTTTCCAGCGTTTGCCAATCTTGGCTAATTTACCGCTCGGGGTCGTGTAGAAATAAGTATGATAGACCCTACCTGTCTTGGGCACTCTCATGGAATTGATTGCTTCCATTCGCACGGCAGCGCAAGCCTGCCCCATTCTTTCCTTAATATTGTTATCAAGTGCCTTAATGACACCTGATATATTATTTGTAAAGACTACTTCAGCCATCGATGACCTCTTTGGTTAATACGATAGTATTCCCTTCGATAACCTGTCCTGCCTCCATTAATTCATACGTTTTGCCCTTGTAGATTATTCTGTGGCGGCCGAGCCTTAATGTCAGTTCACCGCGAAACATAAACTTATCCGTTATGATGGTATTCTTCTGCATATAGGCTATGCGTGTCTGTGTATCAACGGATATTTTCCGACACCAAAACTCCCCTTCATCATTCCACTTTTCAACATCCCCGAGGGCGGTGTGTGTTATAGTGCAGGATTGGATTGTGCATTTATCTTTTAAAAAATTGGTTAGCATTACAGTAAGCTCTTCCTTAATCCTGAAAGTTTAGCCTTTGCCGATTGCGGCAAATCGTATTCATCGTTATAAGTAACTTGCCCTATTCCCGAGATGGATTCGGATTTAACGCCCATCCTGTTGTTGTACCACTCAGCCACACAATCCAGAACAGCCAGGCAGGCATTGGGAATAATGCTGTTTATACCAGAATCTCCATAGCCAGCCGTATAGGAAACGATGATCTCGGCATCCTTTGCCCAGTTTCCAAACAAGTAACCACCGGATAACCTCTCGGTGTAATCGGTGCATTCTTCCCCATCGATGGCAACCGAATCCACACTAACGACAGGTTGCTTATAGAGGTAGAGTTTGGACTTACCGTCCCCAATATGCGTTTCTGTGATTTTCCTCTTGACCCATTGTGAATTACAGTAATCAGCAGTCTTTTTGGATGCAGTCTCGATTAGCAGTTCGATTAACGAATCATCATCGCTGCTATCGACTTTTAAGAATCCCTTTGCTTCCTGTAGTGTCACTATTGCATAATTTGATAGAGACATCTTACTTGGTCTCCTTTACTCCAATGATTTTCAGGTATATAGCTAACCCTTCAGCAACCCACTTATCAGCTACAGAAGGTTTAACGTCAAGTATCTGGCCTGTTTTTAGTTCTCCCCTTGCGGTTTTGAAGTCTTTGGTTATTCTGATTTTCATTTAGTCTTGTAATACCTCTTTAATTCGTTTAATGCCCTCAAAGCGGTTTGCTTAGCCTCGTCCACTGGTACGGTTTTGTAGTCACGGAACTTAAACTCAAACTTGACTGGTCTGTGTTCTGCGATTTCAACCTGGCACGGGATTTCAAGTGAATCTGATAAAACCAGCCCGTGCAGGCTCGACGTGATTATCCTCTTGCATTTAGCGGCCTCATTAATTACATGTTGCACTCCATGCGTAATGTGTATAAAATGCGCTTCGGGGTACTTTCTGGCCAAGGTAGAATCCCAGTGCCAGGGGATTATTCCGAGGTCATATTTTACGGTTTGCTTTTCGTAATACAGATAGGCAAGGATACCAGGGTCGAATAATGGCACGTCTAAATTAGCGGCTGTTAATTTGCCTCTGATACCTAGAATTCTGGATCTTGACAGGTCAGGAAGGGTCTCATGCTCGAAGTGCTTGGCGGTTCCGAATATCACCCCATTAAACCCGTCCGGTACCCTATCCATAATCGAGCCGCCACCAAAGATAGAAGCTCTGCCAGGCGCCGCATAATCGACCTTAAATCCGTGTTTTTTTAGCAGGAAAGGGGTGAACACGTCGCCCCAGTTATTAAATTCGTTTGCCCAGTGTAACCTCAATCCAGCCCCCACGCTTCGTTCGTTAAAAAGCAAATGACGGGTTTATTTGATAATTCGTAAATCCGCTTCGCTTGTTTTGAGTTCGATTCTATAAATAACCTTGCGTCCGATGATTTGTAATAATATGCCTTATACTCAGCGGCTGACATCCATTTATCGCGCTCAGCCATAATAAGATTACTGTAAGTAACACCCTTAGATTTCAACCATGCCTCGGTTATACCTCGGTGCTCTTCTCGCCTCCATGTAATCAAAGCGCCGACATTTTTGGGGCGGATTTTAAGGGGTACGGTTCGCAACCAGTTTTCATATTCCGTCCCCGTCT